AATGTGGGCTTTCCCTAAGATTTCCCACGAGGATGTACTTGATGCTGTCGTTTCTGGCGTTTTGTACTTCTTGGATAATAAAGCAACAAAATTAGAAACAACACAAATAAATTATTTAAGGAGACAACATGTCTGATATTAAAAAGGCTTTAGATGCGATTGTAGATCGCAGGAACCACTACCTCATAGCAGAATCGTACTATGAAGGATTACAACCAGAGTTATTCTCTAATGATGCTTTTCTAAAATTATTTAGAATTGATAACAAGCACTTTAGATTTAACTTTGCAAAAACAGTTGTTGATGCAGTGTCAAATAGACTTGAGGTTGCAAACATTCAAGGCGTTACACAGCGAGCAACTGATGAAATTAATAAAATCTGGGAAAAGAATGATCTAGTTCTAGATGCAAATGAAATCCATAGAAACTCACTTATCTATGGTGATTCATATGCAATAGTCTGGACTGACCCAATGGGTGAGATTACTATTGATTACAACTCACCAATCACAACAATTATCATTTATGACGATGAAAACCCAAGAATTAAGAAGTATGCTGCTAAATTGTGGCAAACAACTGATTCAGAAGGCAAGAACATCGCTAAATTGAACATGTACTACCCAGATCGCATTGAAAAGTACTCTGCATTTGGTGAAATTGACATGATGATGTCTGCAACAGGATTTATCTTGTCAGAAATCATTGAAAACCCTTGGAATGAGATTCCTGTATTCCATTTCCGCACAACAAAGCAGTATGGCCGTCCAGAACACTTAGATGCTTATGGTCCACAAGATGCAATCAACAAAATGATGGCAACACACATGGGAACAGTTGATTATCAAGGTGCTCCACAGCGTTATGCGTTATCTGGTGGAGGAAACTCTTCAGAGTTTGAAGATTTTGATGAAACAGCAACAGATGCAGAAAATCTTGGTAAGTTAAAGAATGGTCCAGGAGAACTTTGGTATCTGAAGGGTGTTTCAAAGGTAGGAGAATTTCCTGCTGCAGATCACAAGGTATTTACAGAGCCAGTTCGTGAATTCGTTCGCTCAATGGCTTCAATCACTAGCACACCACTTCATTACTTTGAAAAGAGTGGCAGCATTCCAAGTGGTGAAGCATTGCGTACAGCAGAAGCCCCATTACTAAAGAAAGTTCAAGATCGTCAAGTTTCCTTTGGAAATGCATGGAGAGATCTATTTAGATTTATTCTTGCAGTTGAAGGAATCAAGTCTGATGTTGAAGTTAAATGGGAAACCGTAGAAAGTATGGATTCTCTAGATGCTTGGGAAGTTGCTGTCAAGAAGAAGGTTGTTGGTGTTTCTCTTGAGCAAATTCTTATTGAAATGGGTTATGATACTGAAATAGTTGCAGAGATTGTTGCAAATGAAAGTAACATGACTGATTTATCACAAAATACAAATACAAATAATGTAATGATGGAGTCCACAGGAGGACAAGTTGGAAACTAATAATGAAGTAGTAGAAACAAATGAAGAAACAACATTAAATGATCCAAAGGCAGTGCTTGCTGCTCTGGATCGTGCAAAGTCTGATGCTAAAAAATTCAGGGAAGAGAAAGAAAAACTTGAAATTGATTTAAATAGCAAAGACCAGAAGATAGCAGATTTCAGTGGCAAACTTCTACATGAAAAGGTTTTACAGAAGATGACTGCTGAAGGTGTTAAAGATCCAAGAAGACTTCTTAGATTTTTAGATTTGACTAAGTTTGAGTTTGATGAGAATCTTGACATTGTTGGTTTTGATGCTCAGTTTACTCAACTCAAAGAAGATCTTCCAGAAATCTTTGATGCTAAACTTCGTGTTGGTGGTCAGGCTGATGCAGCAGTTACTGCAGCAGTTACGACAAAATACTCAGCAACACAACTACAAGCAGCAAAAATTCTTGGAAAGTTATAGCAATTAAATGCTATAATAGGCTTATATGGTGCTGGTGGACGCCTGCCCTATAATAAGATTGAATTAGACGATTCATCAAGAATAAAAATTAACTTATCTTAAAGGAGATAAAAATGACAATTAGTCGTACAGACCTAACAGAGGCAAACGGCTACATCCTAGAAGAGCAGGGGTCCACAGTAATTCAGGACCTCATTGCAAACTCTGCTGTAGAGCGTTATGCCCGTCGTGAAGCAATGGCTTCACGCACAAAGTCAGTACCTCGCTTTGTTGGAGATGCACCAGTAGTAGTCGCTGAAGGCGATGAAATTCCTGCATCAAGCCCAACACTTGACGAGATCGTATTGACAGCACGAAAGTATGCACAACTTATCCACATCTCAGAAGAAGATGTAAATGACCAACTCGTAGATACACTTTCAGTGTACAAGCGTGAGTGGGCATCTAAGTGGGCACGAAAGTATGATAATGCTTGCCTTGGCGTAACAGCAGCAGGCGATGGAGATGACGGTCAGCCGTTCACATCTCTATACCGTGCAGTATCACCAGGATCAGCAGGAACAAACCTAATCCAAACAGGTGGAGCACTTTCATTTGATGACATTAACAATGCACTTGGTATTGTTGAAGATTCATCTAAGTTTGATGCAGCCAACACAGTATGGATGGCTCACCCAAAGATGCTTAAGGAAATTCGTGGAATGGTAAAGCCAAACTCTGATTTGGTTCTTCCAGACCCAATTGCAGGAACACCAGGATCTCTATTTGGATATCCATTGGTTGTTTCATACGGTGCAGCAACTTCTGCTGCAGCATCTGCTTCACCAGCAGGAAACGCATTGCTCATCGTCGGTAACCGTCAGATGCTTATCAATGGTGTTCGTGGTGGAGTTGAATCAGTAGTTTCTCGTGATGCAGAATTTGCTCGTGATGGTGTAGTCTTGAAGACTCGCATCCGTCGTGGATTCGCAGTTGCAGATGCAGACGCATTCGCAATCGTTGAGAAGACAGCGTAAGGGGAGGAATAGAACATGCCATCAAAACTATACGGACAGTTCATTCAGCAATCATTCAATAAGGAAATTGACTGGGATTCAGATACCATCAAGGTAGCACTTCTCACCAATACTTACACACCTGACCAGGACGCACACAACTACTTTGATGATGTTTCATCATACGAAGTATCAGGAACTGGTTACACAGCAGCAGGTATCACACTTGCTAACAAGACCAATACATACAACTCATCAACAAACGTAATCGTTCTAGATGCTGACGATGTAACTTGGGCTTCATCTACAATCACTGCTCGTTATGCAGTTATCTACGATGCAACTCCTGCAACTGCAGCAACTCGTCCACTTATTGGATATGTTGACTTCGGTTCAGATCAGTCTTCATCAAATGGTAACTTCACAATCACTTGGGATTCAACTGGAATCGTAAGAGTAACAGTAGCCTAATATGAATGTTAGAGTTGAAGCAGGTTCGCTTAATGCTGGTTTAACAGCATCAATAGTTGAGCCTACCGTTAAGGTAAAGATTAAGGTTCTCCAAACTATTAATTTCACCTCAGCACGGACCTGCTTCACTCTAGCAACTCCCTCAGTAAATGGCCATAGCCTATCTGGGGTAAATCCAGAACTTACTTTGATGGGGGGAATGGCTACGCTGGCAGCAGCGTAGTCTTTTTTTATGAGCGCAATTAGTACAGCAATAGGAAATTATTCAATAGAATTTGGCCTTGAACTTAACGAGGCATACTCAACAGCACCATCATCAACTGGTTCGTTAGCAATAACACCAACATGGACAAGACTTGGAAGAGATCCAGTATATGAGTCAACAGTCAACGCCCCAGGTGGTAGTGGCTCATGGAAGTTTGTAACAGACACAACTGCTTCATGTAGACTAAACAGCAACAACGCTACATTAACTGCAAGATTAAATGATTATGACTATACTGCTGGAGTTTGGGTAAAGTTTAACTCAATCCCAAATACTGCAGGGGCTGGAACAACTTATGCATTCGTAGCAATGCCAACAGCATCTACAGTAGGATTCAGCATGACACTTACTCCAGCAAATGGAGTTTATTATATTGGTGGTTTGACATCAGGAAACGCAAGTACTAGAAGTAATTTTGCAGTTAATTCAAATGATTGGTATTTAGTAACAGCAAGGCGTGTTGGCACAACAATGTCTTATGCTGTAAATGGAATTACATTTTACACAGAAACCAGAACAAATACTGGAACTGCATCAAATACATTTCTTGGAACTGGTTCTGTAACAACTACTGGAACCTTATCTTATAATCTTTCTAACTTCTTTATTTCAACTGCTTCTGCAGTTACTGAAGCCAATGTTAAAACAATCTACGATGCTGGTAGAGCAGGAAATGTTTCATACTATTCAGATGCAGTTACAACTGCTACAGCAGAATTTCTTGATCCAATATTCAAACTTGGTAGCGATTTAAATAGATTTATTAATGGTTTTGCAATTCAACGAGGTATTCAATTTAGCGAACCATACGCAGTAACACCTACACAAACAGGAAGTCTTAGTCCAGATACTATTTATTTCTCAAGAGTAGGACGAGACCCAGTTTATCAACCTAGTGTTGGTCCAGCAGGTGGTGCAGGTTCTTGGCTGTTTCGTTCAAACGAAAGTGCTGGTTGCCGTATAAGAAATTCTGGTGGATCAGCAGTTGTAGCAATTAATGATGGAGACTTCTCTTCTGGTGCTTGGTTTAAAATTAATTCAAGAGATGCAACAAATGGAGAAAATCCAAGCATTCACTCACACCTTCCATCAACTACTGCTGGATACGATATTAAATTTAATCAACAGACATCTTCTCTTATTTTTGCTACATCAGCATCAGAATACTCAGTACCAATATCTCTTGGCAATTGGTATTATGTAGCCGTAAGAAAAGTTGGAACACAGGTTAAGTTCTTCCTTAATGGTGTACTACAAACCACAATAACACAAAGCCAGACTGCTGCTGGTAATGAAATTACTTGGGGTCCATTAGCGCCATATACAAGTACTTCAGATTTCTCAATGAACCTTTCAAATTATTATCTTGCTCCATCTTCTGAAGTTACTGAGGCTGCCATTAGTGAAATCTACAATATTGGTTCTTATAGAGAAAACGATTATATTTCAAGTGCAGTTGTTCAAAAGATAAGATCTTACAATCCAACAGTTACAATTCCTTTTGATCAAGCATACAATGATCCATACACACAATATGTTGTAGGTGCTGGTGTTACTGCAACAACTGCTGCTGAATTTACTATCCCAAGTGGTTATACTGCTCCAGTTCAGGAACTAGGTTATGCTCCAGGAGTTGGTGGATGGAAGTTTGATGAAACTTCAAGAACTTTTGACACAAATGCTACTGGTTTACAGATTCCTAGTTTTAATTTTTCTATTGGTACTTGGGCAAAAGTAAACCAATGGGGTACTGGTGGTACATTCTTTGACATTAGAGAAAACTTAAATACTGTTGCATCTTTGGCTTATGAGATAGATACCACTGTTGGTTCTGCAACATATGGTAAAAGAAGATTTAAGGGAACAGTTTATGGATCAAGTAATGCTTCTGATTATTTTGGTGCAGATCTTAACCTATTAGAAAATGAATGGTATTACCTTGCTGTTAGTATTTCTGGTGGAATTGCTAACTATTATGTAAATGGAAACCTTGTCTTATCAAGAAATGGTGGAGGCTATAGTGCCTATCCTTCATCTCTTAGATTTGGAGATGCTAATGGTGGTTCATTTGTTCTTTCAAACTTCTACAAATCTCTTAATTCAGTAATTGATTCTACTGCTATCAAGGCAATTTATGATTCAAGAAAAGCATTATCAGTTAATTACACTGCCACACCAGCAGAAGCAGATGCTGGCTTTATTTCTCAACCAATAAATGCTCGTGCTTTGACTGGACTTGCAGAATTACTTCATCCAGTAATTACAGTTGTTGTTGGTAATAGTGTTAACTCAACTACAAGTTTTGCAATTGATGCAACCATTGTTGAGCCAGTAGTATTAACTGGTCAGTATGTATTTGTTGCTGGAGTACTTCTTGGTACAGCAGATGCGTTTATGGAACAACCATTCCAGATTGAAACTGAAAAAAGCCATTCTGTAAGTGCTTCAGTATCAACTGCTACAGCATTGATGGGAAATCACAAGGTAGCAGAAGCACCACTGATTGCAACAGCAACATTACCAATGCCTGTAGTTGCTACAAACCCTAACTACTTTAAGTTAGTTACTCCATATACACCTGTTCTTTATGTAGAAGATGGACAATCAGTTGTACGCAACTATGGTTCATGGGGTCCTATAACTCGTGACAGTTACTTCTTTACTTTTGATGTTCTTGCTGGACAAGAAATGCAAGCAGTTGGAAACCAAAAGTCTTGGGAAACTAATGCAATTAATTATGGAGAATATCCATTATTAGAATTTCAAAGATCAGATTACAAAACAACAATGGAAGCATTATATGCAACAAGAACACTAAGTCTTGAATTTTGGTATTTCTCACAAGCATACATTACAACTGGTACTGGTAATGATGGCGAGTCTGGTCCTTTGTTTGATGATGGTGTTACATTAATAACTGAATCAAGACGAAACATTAATGGTCGTGCTGGTCAAGTAGTTGATTATAATAGCGTAATTCTTTATGGAGAATCAACACATGTATGGGAAAATGAACCAGGAAAAGATTACTACAACTTCAGAGAATATCCAGATGCAAAACCACAGTCTCAAGACTGGAACCATGTAGTAATTACATATGAACCAAATGTTGATGCAACTAAGACTAGACGATATGTTTATCTTAATGGTGCAATAGTTGACAATAGACTTTTAACAATGCAGCCAAGTTTAAATGTTGGAGCCTATACACTAAACACAAATGTTCTTGCTACTGATATTGCTGCAGTATATGGACCAGAGACTGGTGAAGGATATAGAGGACCACGAATTGCTGGAACTATAGGTTTCTCAGGAAGCAGAAACTTTAGTACAGCAAAGGGAGTCAAGTTTGATGAAATAGCAATCTACCCTGTAACTCTAAGTGGTTCAACAATTATTGATCACTACTCATTTATTAAATCATTATCTCCAAATACATCTCCATTCTCTAACTCAATAAATGTTAGTGCAGAAATGGGAAATCATCAAGTTTATCCAGTTATTAACTTTGTGTATGAAGAAACACCACTTACTGCTATTGCTGAGCGTATAACTGAGCCAACACTTGCACTTGGATATGACAAGATACTATCATCATCTCCAGTAACAGCAAGTGCTACATTGGTTATGCCAGTTGTAACATTTAGTTCTAACCTAAGTGTAAGTCCTATGACTGCTTCTGGTGAACAGCCACACGCATTCTTCTTGAACGATGTTTATTACAATTATGTACAAACTAATATTGCTCCATATCGTTATGCAACATTTGATGGATCAAACCCTGATCTAGATTATGGTTCAGATGATGATTATGCTGTTGCTCCATTTACTTATGGTGGAACAGTTGTTAATCCAGGTGAAGGAATTAACGGTAAAGCATTAAAGACTACTGGTGGAAGTTATGCAACAGATGGTCTAATCATGAAGGAATCAGTTCATGACGATACCTGGGGTACTGGAGCCAACGATTGGCATTCATCTTTCTGGATGCAAAGAGCACTAGATGATACATCAACCACTGGACTTCGTGTTCTATGGAACGTAAATGGTCAAAACGATAATCAACATATGGTTCTTTATCATTATCAGAATAAATTACATTTACAAATTAACAACCAGGCTGATGCACCAGTAACAGTTAGTTCTGCAAACAATGTGGATGTATTTAATTATGGAATAAATCATTTTGTAATTTACTTCAATCACAATGGCAATAACCATACTATTACTGTTTATGTAAATGGTACTTCTGTTTTAACTCAAAACATTGGTACCCTACAAATAACAACAATTAATAATTCTGCATATACAGCAGCAAATTCTGAGGCAAGCAACTTCCCAAGACTTTCTGTTGGTTGCTTGATTACTCCGTTTGGCTCAACAGCATTACCAGTTGCTCCAACCAATACTAAACTTATTATTGATGAAGTTTACTGGGACAAGAATGATATTACAAATGGACAGGTTACATCTCTCTACAATGCAATGCCAGGTAGAACAAACTATGTTGCTGCTCCATTGCCATTAACTGTTGATGCATTATCTGTAATGCCTACAAATACTACAACTGCTCTTTACAATGCAACACCAGCCACTGATTTCTCAGAACTTATTCATCCACTGGTTGTTGCTGTATTCAATAATGTTATAACAGCAAGCCCAATGACAGCAAATGCTACGGGTGCAGGATCTTCTGCAAGAATTGACAATGTAACAATAGTTGCAGCACTAATGCTTGCCAGTGCATTTATTGGTGGGGCTGGAACTCCAAGAGTTGTTAATGGAACTCCAATGAGTGCTACAGTAACTCTTGCTAATAGAACTATCTTTGATGGTGGAATAAAAGTTAATGGAATTAAGATATTTGAACCTCAATCAGCCTGGGTACAGTATGTAAAGGTAACAAATAAAAACAATTTAGTTCCAATGAATGGGGTCAAATAATGGATATTAAAAATACATTTACTCAATTAGATCAGTTTGAAGTTCTTACTGTTGCTAATGCAAAGAATAAGCACCTCTATGATTTCTCTCATAGTTCTGCAAATGAAAACGGTAGCAACTCAAGTATCTGGATGATTAAGAATAAGATTAACAGACTTACAAACATGACAACCATTGATGGAGACGATGCTGTAAGACCTATTACCTTTGGAGATCCATCCAATAACAATACCTATGGCCCTATCTACACTGCAACAACTGGTGCTTTTGGTTTAACACAAGGAGCATTACTTTCATCTGGCTTCCCAACATCTGAAGACAATGGTGGAATAAAGCAAACACCTAACATCAATGAAGATTGTTTAATCTATTTAGGATATACAGCAGAAACTTCTGTAGCACCTACATCATACAGATCTGGATACATTGAACTTAGTTTTAGAACTGATAAGCAAAACTGTATCGTAGGTTATGGCTCATCTATTATTAAGCACAGCCTTGTTAATGGAGTGCTAATGGTTAACAAGACTATTAACAATAACGAGATAGAAGACACTGCATCAAAGGATTACTCTGTAGATACAGATTCAGGATATGTTAGTGATTTGTCAGTAAATGTCAAGGGTGGTAAGTTAAACATATCTTACACAGATGATTACGGAATAAATCAGAACTCATTTGAGATCACAGGCAACCAAAGCATTGCAGATAATCTATGGCACCATGTAGTTATTAACTTTGGACGACCAGGACTTGTCAAAAATCGTACAGAAAAGTTTGACAATAAAACAATTGAATTTTGGATTGATGGTAAACTAGATAAGCGTACATCTGATTATACTAATGATCATCAGATTTTCTTCCCAGAAATCCTATGGCTTGGTGCTAACCCTAAGAAATTATTTAACACACAGTTTAATCAATCATTCTATGATGGCTTCAATTCACAGGATGAAAACTACTTTGCAAGCAATAACACTACTGCCAACATTTGGAACGGCTCATGGCCTTCCAGTGCCCTTACAGATGCATTCCATGGCTCTATCAGAACCTTTGCTCATGGTATTAATTTCCCATTAGATAAGTTTGAAATCCAAGAAAGATTTAAGTTCTGGAACTACGATGAGTTACCATTTAGAGATTCATTAACTGCCTCTGCAGTAATGGTTCAGCCAACTGTAACTGTAAATAGCAAGAGAGCATTAAAATTATTCTGGAATGACGCACCAATGATTAATGGTATTGAGTTAGATAATAACTTTATTGTTGATGCTTACAGCGTTACTCACAAAAATAAGAATTCAGCAACAGAGACACATAATCTTGATATTGCTAAGAAGAAGGATTACACAGTCCTAACAAATGTTCGTGTGGTTGCTGAGGATAATGTTACTGTCTGGTCACCAGCAGGAGTATCTCCACAAAACTTCAAGGGATCTACAGCAATTCAAGGAGATGCAAATCGTATTTCTGGTTACACAGGATTCCAAGGTTCTTTAATTAGTTTTACATTTAGCGGGGTTGAACTAAATAACAATGACAGAGTATTACTAACTAATCAGATTAATGAGTCAGAGAACGGCATCTGGGTATTCAACGGAAAAGAAAGTCCACTAACCAGATCAAACGATGCAGACTCACCAACAAAAATTAGTAATGCAATTGTCTATGTAACAGAGGGAACTTATGCAGAAACCTACTGGACACTAGACTCAAACATAGAATCATTTAATGATGCACAGTCTTGGTCTAAACTTACAAATAAGCCAGAGACAACAATTTACTCACAACCATTCTTTACTTCAAAGTGGTCAGATGCTTATGGTGTAGAAAGATTAATTAATTTACAGCAGGATGTTAACCTTGCAAACTATGATCTTATAGTTTTCATGAACTACCCTGAAACTTCTGAAGATATTGATGCAAGACTATATAAAGATTTCATTGCTTCAGTCAAGGCTGCAGTTGTTGGTGGAGCAAGTCTATATGTATCAAGCCCACGACTTGCATTAGATCTTGGCATTGCTTCAAAGTTTACTAAGATTCCTCAGTTGCTTGAAACATCTGATGCACAATCTGCTGGGATTAATCCATTTGAAATTGGAGAACCAGCAGCAAGATACTTTGATACTCACAGAAATAATCAGTATCAATTACAAACTGTTGTAGCAGGTTTGACAAACAAAGCAACATACTTGCTTACTGATTTTATTAGTTACAAGGCAGAAGATCTTTATGATTATGATCAGTATCATGCTAAATATTTAAATAGACCATCAGGAATACTAGAAGGCAACACTTTCTTTATTCCAGGGCTGGCACTCATACCTCAAACTGAGAACTCTAATCTTCCAGGGCACAGAGATAACTCTCGTGGCACCAAAGATATGAATGCTGTTGATCCTGCTGATCTTCTTTCTGGAACTATTGTTACTAAGTTGGCTAACAATTATTACAATGGTTCAACAGTTACAGTCAATCCATATGATGATTACGGTACAACAATTGTTGTTCAACCTGGACAAACTCTAGGTGGAACAGGCATAACTGGTAAGGTTTTTGTAAACTGTGTAGAAGATGGTTACACAATGAGCCGTAAAGATTACAATAAGGCTGTCATTCAGGTTGTTCCAACACCAGATACAAATGAAACAACTAACACTCGTCTATGGCAGTATTCAACCAGAAGACTTAATAGACTTCCACGCAGAACAAACATCCGTGGATTAACAGAGTTTGGTCAAACAACACCAACTAATGGTGGTGGTGGTCCAATAGTTCAAGCACCATCTAATGCATCTAATGGAGTAATCAGATCTGCAACTGATAAAGATAATGTAAACTATCAATCAGATCTATATCCAACAGAAGCAGAAGAAATTTACACAACACAAGAAATACCAGTACTGAGCATGACCTATCTAGGCTTGCAATGGCTGGCGGAATAGGAAAGGAGAAAAAATGTTTGCTACTACAACGCAAGTAAAAACAATTACAGGCAAAATAGTTAATGCTGGTCTTGTTGAAAGAGCACAGTACGCAATTGAGGCATATGTTGGCAAGTTTGAGGTTGATATTACTGATACCAATGACTTGGAAATACTCAAGAGAGCAGTTGCTTATCAATCAGCGTACATGCTTAACAATGAAGATATTGTTTTTGAGCAAATGGCTGTATCAACTACGATGCAAAATGATGCTTCAACAACATTTAAGCCTGGCGATAGTGTTTCACCTTTCATTGCGCCAATGGCTGTAATGGTTTGTTCTAAACTATCTTTTGTTAAGTCTCGTTCAATTAAAACAGGTAAGATTGGTCCAACAATCTCCTACCCAGATTGGACTACTGTATGAAACCAATAGCCTTTAATCGCCATAAATTTTCAGGGGAACTTTACAAAGCAGTATTAAACACTGTAGGTAGTACCACTACTAGTTCATACTATTTTGTAGATAATATCTCATTTACCATTGGTATGAATGTTAATGGAAAAGTAGTTGTTATATCTGATCAGCCACAGGCTATTGGTTCTCTCATTGCTAACATTAAAGATGCCAATGGAAATCTAGTATTAGATGACCAGGTATGGCAGGTTAATGGTTTGCTACCAATAATGAATGCTTTCAATACCGTTGAACAATATAGAATGACTCTGCTTAAGTACCAAGGAACTATTTAATGGGTTTGGTAATTGATTTTGCAGAACAGATGGCTGCCAGAGAGATTATTGTTGCGGGATTAGAAGAAGCATTAAATGAAATGGCAAATATGTGTGCCAACGAAGGACAAGCAGTAACATATACAAATCACATAGTTGAAGCATTTACAGACCAGACTCAAATGGTCTTGGGTATGGATGATGGATATGATTGGGATGACATTGATATTGGTGATCCCTATATGATATTCATGGGCGAAATAATAGAGGCTGGCAATGAGATTATGTCTGAGGCTATT